CCAGACCTAATAAGTGTACCCAATGTGGCACGAGATACAATCTACAACTCCATCACCAATCATACAGAAACCTCGGTAAAAGCGAAGAGGTACAAGACGTTATCATTCTTTGTGATAGATGTCATGCGATTAAACATAAGAGACGATAAATGAAACCTAATAAAATTGAATCACTAATATTAGCTTACAAAGGATTGGATCCAGACGAAAGAGTTAAACGAAATAGTGTATTCACAGCAATCATACAACAGTATAAATCCATCTTCAAATCACTATGGACTAAATGTAACTATATTCCATGGGAAGACTTCGAATCACAGGCTCACTATCAACTACTTCTAGCCATTGAGTCCTATAAACCCAAATCTAGTGCCAAATTCACTACCTATGCTTTCTACTACATTAAGTCGATTATTAGAAAATGCGTTAGCGAACATAATCATTTAGAGTGCTCGTTCTATCCTGATGAACAGTATCAATCGGTCTCTATAATGGATCTAACATTAGACATTAGACGTATTCTGACTGATGAAGAGCAACTTCTACTCTCTAGCGTCACTAATAGACGCATACATGCTCCAATAGCTGAGCAAGAGCTTTGTAATAAACTCCAAGAATGGTTGAATTAATACACAGCTCGCATAATCATAGTAGGGAACGATAATGGAAACAATGATCATAGTACTAATAGTAGTGATACTCGGAGTATTCTTAGGTTATAACGTAACATTTAGTGGTGGAAAGATTGAACTAAAGCGCGCTAAACTCTCTAGAGTCATAAGTGAGACTGAAGAAGCGTGTAAAGTATATCTAAAACTAGTCGAAAAGTATAAGAATAGCATTCTTAAACAACAAATGACGTTAGCAGAGTCAACTATACATGAAATATGTAGAAAGATTGATGCTCCAAAACAGACCTATGATTTAATAATGCTCAAAATTCGATGTAAATTCAAGGAAAATGGTATTGGTTGTTTAGACAGCGGCCAATTCAGTAAGTATGTAGGCCAGGCAATTGATGAAATCCGAGACATCATTAGAAACGAAACGGACATAGAAGACATAGAGTTTATAATAAGTCCTGAATTCACCAATAGAATAGCTAACATATTTAATGAAGGCTTGGATGCCTACAACCATTGGAATTCTAGAAGTGAGCAAGCTGAAGAAGCCTTACAATTAAGGCTAGAGGAAATAAGAAATGGCTGCTGAAAAACTAACAAATATAACTGAAGTTAAGAAATTCTGTAATGATTTTAAGAAGATGGAAAAGCCGACACTTGCTGGTTTATGCCGTAAGCTTAAAGTTTCAGCTCATACCTTCTACAATAAATTAGACCGAGACGATGAGATAGGACATGAGCTTAGAGATGCCTATATGTATTTGATAGAACGACACGAAGAGGGACTTTGGGGCACTAAACCAGTCCCTCACATGTTTTATCTAAAGACTATCGGAAAACTAGGGTTTAGATTCAAAGAAGACGATCCAATCACTGAAGCTACACCTAAAAATGTCGATGTTAATATCAATATAGTAAAACCGAAAAAGAATGATACTAACTCCAAATCTAAGTGAAGAACAAGCTAACTTCGTCGCAGCTACTACGCGCGGTAGAATATATCTAGGTTCAATAGGTAGTGGTAAGACTGTATCAATGTGCTATAGTGCTATCTTCGATGCCTGGAAGTCCTATCACGTCTGTATTGTGTCCTTCAGTTATCGTAATTTAAAAGATGTAGTCATCCCAACAATGTTAGAATTGATAGACTCTCTTGGAATCAATTCCTTTGCCACATACAGAGCCTCAGACAATAGCATAGCTATCAATGGGGCTCCTATACTATTTAGGACTGCTGATAACCCTGACAGGCTTAGAGGGCTCAATTTAGACTCATTCTACATCGAGGAAGCACGGGAGGTAAGTCATGAAACATTCCTAATACTTCTAGGTCGATTAAGACGACAAGAGAACTGTCACTGGGGATTAGTTAGTACAACCAGAGGGAAAAACTGGTTCTACAACATAATCAAGAAAGAGGGATTGCTGGATGTTTTCAAAGATGGCAATAAGTATGAATCTAATGAAAATCTCACAGTATGTAGAAGTGAAATTGATGATAGTCCCTTTCTACCAGAGGCATATAAAGCCGATTTAAAGAAACAGTATTCGTCTAGGTTCGCAGCTCAAGAGCTTAGAGGATTAATTATAGATGGCGAAGGCGAAGTCTTTAAGGAAGATTGGTTTAAAATCAAATCACTAAGACCTAATTATAATGGTGTAAGGTTCTGGGATCTAGCTGTTACAACTAAAACGGGCTCTGATAGTAGCGCTTCGTGTAAGATACATAAGGAAGTTAATAAGTTTCACATCGATCACATGAGTAAGTTTAAGCTATCCTTTCCAGAGCTAAAGAAGAAAATAATTGAACAGGCTAAAACTGACACTACTAATACTGTTATTTGTGTCGAAGAGGCAGGACAGCAACGGGCTATTATAGATGATCTAAGGCATACTCCACAATTATCTAGCTTTGTTATTAGAACTTATAGACCAACTAAGGATAAAGTCACTAGAGCCTATCCTGTAGCCTCTCAAGCCGAACTAGGTAACATAATCCTTGATGATGCGCCTTGGACTAAACAATTATTCGATGAGTTTGCTACGTTTAACATAGAAAACTGTAAGAAAAATAATGCTCACGATGATATGGTGGACGCTATGACTGGAGCTTATCATATGATTAATCGGGTTCAAACAGCTCAATTCAGTCAAATTCCGATGTAAGGATATCACATGAAAGAAACTAAGTACGAAGATGTTGGACTAACTGCTAATCGACAGCCCAGTTACAGTCACTCTTATACCGAAGTCAATAATGTAAATGATTACCTATTTATGACACACACGTATGAAGGCTCTGGTGGCTATAGAGACGGCGCCTACTTGGTACCATTTGCTAGAGAAGCGTGGTATGAGAATAGAAAGACTTTTAGCACATACAGAAACTACATAAAGCCTATAATTGATGCTATGATTACGCCTGTATTCTCTAATCCAATTAGTAGAGAGCTAATCAGAGGCGACGCTCGCTATAATAAATTCATAGAAAACAGTGACAATAGAGGTAATTCTTTAACTTCTATAATACAAGAAGCGGTTAAGTATGCTAGACTTCACGGCGTTTCGTTTATAGTTATGGATAATATGAGCGATACCGCCGATATGACACTTCAGCAGCAAATAGACGAACGAATACTACCATATTTATACATACAAACTGCCGATAGTGTAGCAAATTACGCAACAGATAAGTTCAATAAGCTGACTGAGATATCGTTTAAGGGACAAGAATCAATTGGTGATGAAAAATATGTAACTATAGTCACTTGGAGTGCTAATTTCTACATCAAAGAATGGTACGACGGAGACAAATTTATTAGAGCTGAGTCATTCCAACACGATCTAGGAATACTTCCTATAATTCCAGTAATGAACGATTCAACTTCTAGTTACCTGCCTACACCACCAATGTACTCATTGGCTAAGCTAAACTTAGGACTATACAACAAGGATAGTGAATTAAGGGATCAGGAGCGAGCACAGGCATTCAGTGTATTCTACATTCAACATGACACTAACAACTCTAATCTGACTATTGGTCCACATAACGCCATAAGCCTTCCAGTAACTCCTGATTTAAACATAACTCCTGGATACGCTAGTCCTGATTCGAGCGTTCTGAAACATATAATGGACTCATGCCAGAAATACATTGATAGTATTTACGCATCAGCAGAACAACATGGTATATCAGTACAAGCCACTTCAGGTATCGAACAAGCTTATAAATTTCATAGTACAGCTCAACAGCTTAAACACACCGCTAGAATAGCACATGCTGCTGAAATCGGCATTGTAAAAGTACTGAGCGCATACCTATCAGTGGACATAGAAGTTACAATTAAATATACAACTGAGTATACACCGTATTATGATAATCTAACTATAGATGAAGCTCAGAAAGCTCTAGAAATGAACTTACCTAACTCAGCTAAGGTAGAATTGAAAAAGGCTTTGGTAGGCAAGCTATTGAATCATCTAGAGACTGAAGAATTAAATATAATTCATCAAGACATAGAAGATATGGTTCAAATTTCGGGAGTAGCAGCATAATCTTAATAAAGGCCCATGAGGCCACAACACATGCCCTTTGAGGCAAAACTAAAACCCAGTGGAGGTAATAATGACACTAGAAGAACTAATCGCTAAGCTTAAGGACGCTAAACTCGATACACTTGTTGACCCAGTTGTAGAACTAGTCGAACAAGAGAAGCAAAGAGGAATTCAGGCTACCAATAAGAAGAATAGCGAGAATAAGAACCTACGAAAGTATAAGACAGCTTTTGATGCGCTAGGATACGATCATGAGTCTGACCTAGATGATTTCACGTCTAGCCTGTTAGAGAAAATTGATAGCGATAAGGGTGGCTCTGGAAATGAGAAGACTATCAAAACTCTGACACAAAGAGTTGAAAAGATACAACAAGAGTTACAAGTAGAGAGAGGTAAAGCGAAGCAAGCGAAGCTAAGCGGCGCTCTACAGGAAGCCTTAGGTTCTAAAATTCATGGGTCTAAATATGTAATCAGTAATCTAATTAGTGAGGGCAAAGTAGACCTAGATGACAATAATTCAATAGTGTTTAAAAATGGCGACGATATACAGCCGTTTAATGATGGTTTAAAATCATTCTTGGAAGAAAATAAAGATATAGTAAAAGCTGATCAAAAAGATGGACCAGGTGGCCGTAGAGTTAGCTCTCCTAATCCTGGCTCTAACATGACTCAGCTAAAAGATCCTGATCAAATCAAGGCTAACCTGGCCTCGATCAAATCAGAGCTTGGAATTAAATAAAGGAAATATAGAATGTCACTTGAAAATTTTATTAGTTCGGAAGTAATGTCTGCTCTTATCGTAGAGAGACTTAAAACTCAGCTTGTTGCTGGTGATGTTGTTAATACTCAATATGCTGGAACTATAGCTAATGCTGGTAGCTCGGTCACTATCCCTAGCCTAGAAGACTTTGATGTATCGACATACACTAAGAATTCTACTATTACCTATAGTAGCCTCGATTCGTCTAGCGTAACAATGTACGTTGATCAATACAAACACTTCTCTTTTTCTGTTGATAAAATCGACGACGACAGAGCTAATCGTAACCTCATCCCCGTTATACAGGAACAGGGAGCCCATAAGCTCTCTAAGGCCGCTGATACATACATTCTTCAGACTGTTATGTCTGAAGGTGCTGGTATCACTGGTGGATCCAGCGCTAGAGCCCTTGGGACTACTTCTACTCCTATAGAGGTTGGTAGCGATACTACTTCTAGTGGAGTTCTGTCGTACATTGGTCGAATGTCTCAGCGACTTGATGAAAACGATGTGCCTCAGGACGGACGTTTCCTCGTAGTGCCTCCTTTCATCCACAACCAGCTTACAATCAATAAGGTTCTAGAAGTTAGAGGAACTGATAACGAACAGCTTTATCAGAACGGTAGAGTTGGTCGAGTCAACGGTTTTGACGTTAGAGTTTCGAACAACGTAACCAATGCTTCAGCTGCTAAGGCTGAGATCTTTGCTGGACACATGGCCTCAGTTGCGTTTGTTGATAAGCTCATAGATTTTAACATCCTACCTACTATGCAAGATACGTTCGGTATTGGTGTTAGAGGACTTTACATCTATGGTGCTAAGGTCGTACAGGCAAATGCTCTAGCAAAGGGTATCATAACCCAACGATAATCAATGACTTAGGTCATCGATGATACAAACTAAACCGCTTATCACGGTAAACTATAGCGGGAGGGTAAAACCTCTCGCAAACTTTAAAACAAAAGGAAAATTATAATGGATGTTCAAAGTTTTACCCCTTCGATTATCAATTCTGGAGTAGCTCAAGTGCTTACTTCTGGAACGTCAGTAACTATCTCTGGTCTTGAGAGAGATGGGGACTTCGGTCTCGTGTATAACGCTGAAGGCGCTGGTACTTTCACTGTTTATTCTGGTGAATATCAGAACGCTGATCAGGGTAACTATACCTACGATGTTGGCGATGCTAGTACTTACGTCTGGCCTAAACTCGATGGCAGCCGCTATCGCAAGGAAGACGGTTCTATCGTAGTTGAATCCCACTGCTCTGGTAATATCTACGCATGGACTCTTTAATGTAGAGCTATAATATAGTTAGAGGGTGTAATAGCCCTCTAGCTTATTGGCTTGTAGCTAAATGGCAAAGCATTTGATTGTTAATCAAAAGATTGTTGGTTCAAGTCCAACCAAGCCAGCCAAATAACTTATGATAAAAGTAAAATCTAATGAACGTGAGTTCGAGAGACAACTTGAAGACGATCAAAAAGCCTTCGATAAAGCTATCGTTAAAGCTCAGAATGAAATTGGCGTGTTATTAACAAACTATGCTAAAACTCATCATAAGTTCAAGAGTAGAAGTGGTAGATTAGAGCGATCAATCAAATACAGAACTTCTAGAGACATTGTAGAGACTTATATAGATCGAGCAATGGCTCCATACGGACCGAGTATTCATGAAGGTTATGGTAAGAAACCACCTGATCCATTCCTAGAAGAAGCAGTTAAAGATAACTATAAAGAAATAAATGCTATTCTAGAGAAACATATAAATAAAGAATTAGGATTATAATGGCACTACAGTACTTAACTACAGATGACATTACATCTACGGTCTTCACCGACTTTAATGTTAGCGGTTACATAGACCAGACTAATAGACACATAGAATACTTGGCCTATTCATTAGGTGCTGATCCTGACGACATTCCCACCAATGTTAGTGGACTGCTTCTCGAGTACGGAGCGGCATATTGTAACAGACTCATAGCACAAGATAAAATCGGAGCCAATAACATAGACATTGGTGAAACAGATAAATACATATTACTTCACGATATGTGGACTAGAGAAGTTGAAAGACTAAGAAAGTACATAACTCCTGAAGTATTAATTGATGAGGCCGACACTCCCACAGAGACATCGTGTACAACATTACTATTTAGAGGTTAATAATGACTACTGCTTCTGATACATATTTAAACAAAATTGATCAAGGAATAGTAGACGCTATTCATACAATACACGCTAGTAGTGGTTACGTCTATACTGTAACTTCAGGCAATAGTCAGACTCAAGAGGAAGACTTTTCAAAGGCTAATTTCCCACTGTACAACGTCTATTTTATCGATGAGGAAAGTACAGACCCTGAAAACTTTCCTAATATGAGAGCCTTTAGAAACACAGCACACTATGAAATACATTGCTATGAGAAGCTAAGTACTGAAGGTAGCAATTCAATATTCGAAATAAATAAAGTATTGGCCGCTTTAGATCACGATATTAAGAAAATGATTGGTAGCCACCCTACATTAGATGGGCAAGTGGAATCTATAGATTACATACGCTCAGAGAGATTGGATAGCGGTCAAGCAGAAGACATCTTATTGCCAAGGTATTTAAAGGTATACATAGATGTCGATTATAGCCAGGACAGAGTCACCCCAACGAATGTTGCGTCCTGCTGACATAATCTAATAAAGGCTTAAAGTAAAGCCTTCAAGATAAAAAAGGATAATAAAATGGCAGAATTTCTGACAAAATACAGAGTAATGTGTGGTACTATAGAAACAACTCCTGGAACAGCTGAAACGTTGGCTGATGCTGACTTCGATGTTCGAGTGTTGGAGCCTAGCCTCACTATAAACGTTGAAATGGACATGAGTCCTACTAAGTACTCAACTGGTGACTTCGGACTTGGTGAATCAATTCCTGGGCCTACTAGCGCTAATTGTAGCTTCATGGTCAAAGGTGTTAATAATCCTAATGCTACAGATGAACCTAATTTCGGTAAGTTCCTACAAGGATGTGGACTGGGAGTTGATACATACAGCGGTGAAGCTTGGGGAAGTGGTGTAGTTTACTATGCTGATTCAGACTATACAGAAAAGAGTCTCACCCTTGGAATGTATGACATCGAGCGCGGTGCTACTCCAAGTGGATTAAGGTATCTGTTTAGTGGAGCTATGGGTAATTGTACTATAAGCGCTGAAGGTACTGGTAAGCCTTACATGTTCAACTTTGAGTATACTGGAGCACTTGACGGTGTTTCTGATATAGCCAAAGCGGACATTCCAGTATTAACCAGTCCTCAGACTGATATACCAGACCGATTCTTAAACGGAAGTGGTACTATAGGTGGTGTAGAAGTGTGTATTAGTACTCTTGAACTTAATCTGAATAACACAATCAGTCCTGTTCAATGTCAGTCTAGCTCGACTGGTTATTCTAAGTTCGGTCTAACTGACCAAGCTCCTACGCTTACAATCAATCCTCTTCTAACTAGAGAAACTGACTATGACTTCTACAGCAAACTAACTGGTGGAACTGTTGAAGAGGTTATCATACAGACTGAGCAGTTTAGAATTCAAGTTCCTAGAGCTCAAATACAGACTGCTAGTGTCGAAGATGCCGATGGAATTCTAAGAACTCCAATAACGTTTAGCTGTCTAAGACCTTCATCTAGTCATGCCACAACTGGATACAGTCCTATAAGAATATATACGCGAAACTAATATGTAAATGGCGTATACTATAATTAGGTCGAGTTACTTGGCCTAATTATAAAAGATAAAGGGGATAATATGAAATTAGACAACGAAATGACCAAGAAGCTCGCAGGACTTTTGCCCTGTAGTACTGAATTCACAATCGAATTCACACCAGCTCTATTCGATGAAGTAGAAGAGGATTACAAGCCTGTATTCGAGCTAAGGCCTCTAACCAAAGCTGAAACTAAAGAGATAGCTTCTAAAGCTACTGCTAAGAAACAGCCAAGTGAACAGTGGTATAGAGACCGAATACGTAGATGTGTAGTTGGTTGGACTAATCTGTTAGATATCAGCTCTGGAAAAGAAATTGAGTTCAGCTCAGAAGACGATAAAGGTGCTGATAAGAAACTGTTTGATCTTCTAAACGATAGAATAATCAACGCTTTGATGAATGAAGTACTACGAATAAGTGGCTTACAACTTTAAATCACTCTAATGGGACTGATCTCTCATTGAGAGTTATTACAGGATAGGCTGGAGTTAGATGATCTTTAACTTCAGCCTTTATTTTATACTCATAACTCCATACTTGGCTCAGAATTAACTATAATACCCTAGACTAGTATTTATACCTATAATAGCTAAAGTCCCATACAAGCCAATTCTCGAGGTTTAAAGGCATAGTAAGCCTCACGCTTTGGTACACCACATCTTGTGGATAGTGCTAGATTATATGTTCAGACCCTAAAGTCACCCATAAAGTACTTATTTTAACCTCTAGTATCCTAAAAGAGAGACTAGTGACATAATCTTTAAGAAAGTTAAAAATATATTGAACCTTTTGGTTACTTTGATCGTCTAATATATTAATGACACAGTTTTTTTAATTAAAGTAAAAATAAATCAGCATTTTAGTCAGTTTTATACTATATTATATATAGAAGCCCTTTGAGGCTTTCAGACTTGGGAACCAGTAGGTGAAACTCCTTAATCCTTCAATGAGATTTAAACAATAGTGACAACCCGCCTTAACAATCCTCGGCGTTAAATGGATAATCCTAGTCAGACAAACTTAGAAGTCTTACAACAATTCACGCCCACTTCTAATTGCTGAAACACCCAGTAGGGACTAGGTTAGTTTGAATAAATCTATTTATTTAAATTAGATGAATTGTTGAAGGGGTGGTGTTTAAACATAACAACTTCTAAGGTCATATAATATTATCTAGAGTGAATGGTCGATGTTAAACATAACCTAGATGTGCCGTTGCGATAGCATGAGGCAGTAGAAAACAAGCGTCACTTAAACATCAATCACTCAATTACTAAATCTAACAGTTACTTCTATTATTAAAACTTACTTCTATTATACTATCTATTCTTTAAAGGCACTATATCTAAATCTAATAATAGTTCATAGGCATAGAAGTTTTAACAGCTTTATTACATCTACATACACAAACTCTAATAATCAATTCTTACCCATAGACGTTCTCTTTAGATTTAATACATAGTGTTTTATCTTGGGAGACGCTTACTGTACCAATGCCTCAAGGGCTAAAGCCCTAACGGCACATCTACCCAAAGAATACGTACTATAAGTGTAAAATCCAGCCAGCATAATCCTATAAAGGGGACAATATGCTGGAAAATGAAATAATACTTGGGTTAAAGCTTCTAGCTAACATTCATATAGGTGAAATTGATTGGAATTGCTCTAATTGTGACGATGGCATGAAACAACAATTTGGATGTCATGAAGACTTAGTTATACCTATTAAACATGAATTAGGAGACTTCTACACCTGTCCTATCAAATTTATACCAAGACAGGTTATGGAGTGGTATGACGAACATTGCTACTATCAGACCTATAATATAGCTCCTCCATACTGGAAGGTTAGTGACAGATTCTGGGAATGTACTAAAGTCTATACTACCGAATATAATAAGCTTACCCAAGAAAAGTACGAGAAAAAGCAAAAGAATAGTAAGGCTAGAAGTACTGATAGCGCATTAAGTACTATGCGTAATATACACTACAAGGACAAATAATGCCTAGACGAATAGAATATCAGGTAGAGGTTGAGAATAATACCAGACGAGGTCTTAATAGCGTTGATAGAGACGTATCTAGAACCTTTAATAGAATAAGTAATGAAACTACCAACAGATTTGGTGGTATGGGTAGGTCTATTGCTGCTTCTTCTAGAACTGCTGCCACTGCTGTAGCTACTATTGCTACTGCTGCTACTGCCGCTGCTGCGGGAATAGGAGTATTAACTGCTGGTCTAGGAGCCTTTATAAAGTCTCAACAACAGGCTGCCTCAGCAATAGCTGTTCAAGCCAAAGAGATGAATATCAGCAATCAGCGATACCAACAGCTTAGTCATGTGGCTAAAGTTGCTGGTACTGAGGTGGATGCTTTCAAAGACGCTATGGAGAACCTCAACGGTAAGCTATACGATGCTTCTACTGGTAGCGAAGACACTATGGAAGCATTCAAAGCTCTCGGTATAAGTATATTTAACACAGATGGTACTCTCAAAACATCAGCACAGACACTAGATGAAGTTATTCCTAGGCTAGCTGAGTTAAGCGATGAGGGTAGAAGAGCAGCATTGGCTGATGAGCTTCTAAGTGGTGCTGCTGCTAAGCTTACTGGCGTATTCAACATGAATAAACGAGAGCTTGCTGAACTATACGAGCAAGGCTTAAAGTACGCTGTAGTAAGCGAAAGAATGATAGCTCTCAGTGAAGAGAATAGGAAAGCTCAAGTTATACTAGGTGCGTCGTTTAAAGGCTTAATGATGACATTGGCCGAACCAATGATGCCGATGTTCACTAACGGTATAAACTTAGCAACTAATGCTATCCAAAAACTTATACCCATAGTTGAGTCTGTTATTAAGAAAGTTTCTGATACTTTCGATAAGCTTAGACCTTCTATATCAAGTTTAACAGATTCTTTAGGTGACAGCTTTAATAGCATACGACCAGTCATAGCTAGGGCAGTAAATGCTTCTATAGCCATATTTGATAGTCTAGTGCCTGCTGTAGGTAAGGTTATAACTGAGGTAGGTAAACTGGTTGATGCTTATAGTGATTTTTGGAGATCTCTTGATGATGTAGGTGTTGTCGATTTCTTTGCTTCGGCGTTATCTTTCCTTGGTGACACGTTTATATGGGTAGCTAATACTGCTATACCTTCCATTATCAGAGGTTTCTCAATATTCGTTAAATCACTAGAAGTTGGTACTAGAAGTATTAAAGCCTGGGCAAGCTCTCTAGTTCTAACACTAGCCGAGATAGACCAAAAATTCACAAATCTAGCTATAGTTAAACCCTTTGTTTCAGATGAAGCAGTAGCTAAGACCGAAGATAACTTACTAAACGCACGAGAGAGCTTCCATGTAAACTTTGCTAAGATGAAGGATAGTTACAAGGACCTCAAAGATTTAACACAGGAACCCCTAGATGTAGCTATTAGCGCCACAGGAACACAACCAACTCCTAAACCAACTAAAAAGATATCGCTAGATCTAGACTCGATTAAAAATCTGAACACTAGCCTAGATGCGCTGGACAAAACTATAAGAGATGTATCTAATAAGTTTTTGGATCTACTAGATACAGTTTCTAAGTTTTACACAACCATAATTTCAACTACTAATGACGCCAGCGAGAGTATAGAGAAACACCTCACTAGCCTGGAGAAGGTGGAACGCAACACTGAAAGTTATATACAACTTCAGACTAAGTTGTTTCTGAGCGCAGTTACAGGTCTAGGCAGTTTCGAAAAAAAAGCCAATGCTCTAAGTAAGGTCCTTAATGATTTTAGCGTAAGTGGAGCTAGAGACATGAAGGGTCTATTATGGAACATTGATCTACTAAATGAAGGTACTGAAAGTTATGTTGATACTCTAATCGATGCTATCAAAAGGCAAGGTGATCTGATTGAGTCATTAGTATCACAAGGGAAACTACAAGAGGGTCAGGCAGAATTACTGGCAAGTCAATTTGAAGAAAATACTAATATAATTAAGGACTTAGGTAAGACTATAAGGGATGCCCCCATTGATAGGCTCAACGAGATGGTTGAAGCTTTTAAACCAGAAGCAGCAGAGACATTTAGAGATAAGATAGCAGAAATTAATGATGAATTCTTCAATATAATTGATACTACTAAAGTACTTCGTGATAGAGGTCTAATTACTGAGCAAGAATACACTGATAGAGTAATAGAGCTACATCAAATCAAAGAGGATAAACTAGCCGAGATAGAACAAGACATAACCGATACGCATAATGAAGAGATTAGAAAAAGAGTAAATGCTGCTAATGCTTCTGTTGCTGAAAGTATGTCTATCCTTAACTCGACCATGGGAGACACTGTAGGTGTTATTAAGAACAGCCTATCAAGCCTCTCTCCAGATGTTGAGCAAGCACTAGGTGTATATAAGGCTATAAGTGCTCTGAGTACTTTAAATGAATTCCTAGGCTCTAATGTAGAGTCTATGGGTGAGAATATACTAACGCTTAAGGAACAGTTTCCTAATGGTGCTTTTCAGAATGTTCTATTCGGTGGTGAAGGTTCAGAGGCTTTTGGTGAATTAATCGCTGCTACATCAGAGCTAACTAATAGCGTTTTCAATACAATGGCTGAAGTTGCTGCTACATCGTCTGAACGATCGATGGAAAAGCTCAAAGAACGTGAAGAAGGGCTTGATGATTGGTATAATACTGAAAAGAATAAACTCAAAGGCTCTAGACGTAATAGACGATTCTATGAACGAGACTTAGCTAAGCTAGAAGAAGAAAAAGCTAAGCGTGAAGAAAAGCTTCTGGAAGAACAAAAGAAAGCTCAAGCAGAAGCAGCTAGAAAGCAACTAGGAATACAATTGGTTCAGGCTGTAGCCTCAACAGCTCTAGGTATAGCTAATGCTTTAACGATGAGTCCACCACCTCTAGGTATAGCAATGGCCGCTATAATGGGTACTATGGGTGCTGTACAAGTCGGTCTTATAGCTTCTCAAATGAGTAAGTTTGCTCAAGGTGGTATAGTAGAAGGTCCTAGTGTTGGTGATCAGAATGTTGTCAGAGCTAATGGCGGTGAAATGATACTAACCAGGCAGCAACAAGCTAACCTATTCGAGATGGCTAAACAAGGAGGTATGGGTGGAGCTACCGTAACTGCTGATATGAGTGTGACAATCAATGGAAGTGCCGACAGAGAGACTATAGCAGCTATCTCAGAGAACCAGAATGAGAAGCTACAACTTCTACGTGATCAACTAGAAGAGTTGTCATACAGAGGTGAATTAACACCAATCGTACAGGGAATATAATCCGATGAAAATATATGGAAGTAGCATTACCGAGTTCGAATATAGAATAAATCCTGGCTTTCAGGTTAATACTAGTTACGATATGGAATGGTTTCAAGTCAATAATGGTAATTGGTACTCAGTGGATAGAGGTGCTAATGCTGATGTTTATGAGTGTAAAATCGCCACTTTTGGCAATGAAACGTACATTAATAACATAATTACGCAACTTGAGTCTAATAGAAGCGCTGATAGCATAATCTATATGAGTGGCTTTTCCAGTAACGAATACATCTTTGGAGAAGACGTTAATCATCACATACCACTATCAGGTGTAGTGTTAGAATATGGGGTGAGGGAACAGAATAGTTT